AGCGGCGGGCGTCAAAGGATCGTGCGTCATACGCGGGAATCTAGCAGAGGTTGTTATGACTGTTCAATCAGCGTGACATCGTCTGACCGTACCCATCCCCAGAAACGTCCACCAACAAGCTCGCCGTCTACAAGCTCGCCGCCTATGTTGTTATTGGCGACCTCGAAAATTCGTACACCGTCGGGAACGCCCGGTAGCCGATCGGTTGTCTCCTCGCCCAAGAGGAAGGTCTGTTCCAGATGCCAATCGGTAAAGTCCGGCGATACTTCGCCTTGGACGTTTCGGGCCGAGCGGATGAACCGGACTTGATCGCCGGTCTTCACGGCGTAACCTCATAAGTTGCTTCAAATCGGATGCGGAAATTAGTTCCGAATTTGCTTGTTGCTGTTATCGACGCGTCACCTGTGCTGCCTCTCTCTGAAAGAGCAATAACAGATGAGTTCGGGGCGATGTAACCAACCAGCTGCGTAGAAGCGGACAACGACACCGCCGCTAAGTCACAGATTACCATAGCTGCCGGGCTTCCGGAATTGTTGCGGGATGGAAAAGGCAGCCCCGAGATCTGCATTTGACCCGCCATGGCGGGATCGACCGCACCATTGATCTGGAGTGCACCCGAAATATGGACGAGGTTTCCATTGCGCCGCCAGCTTCCTGCTTGGAAGCCGGGCGAGGAATAATTATTGCTGCCGGCAGTCGTGGCCCCGCGAAGCACTGGCGTCCAAGTTCCTTCCTCATAAGAAAACCAGGATGCCCCGTCGAAGCTGAACTCACCCTTACCAGCTGCACGCTTCCGCCGACGCAAGAATGTGTCCTGCCCGGTGGTAGAGACCTCGACATCTCTGATCTCGCCGCTAGGGGCTGTCGATCGATGTTGCGGGATAATATTATTGGTCCATGACCCAGTACGGGCCAGCATCGTGTTGCTCTCCCCGCTCTCAAGCCCATCAAAGTGCATCCGCCGGCCAAGCGATGGAGACCCGGAGAAGTTCGCTAGGGTTGTCTCAGACCCTGCATCATCAACCTTGATGTTAGAGAACCACTTCCCGCAGACAATCGCGAAATCTCCGGTGTAAGCCGAATCTGTTTGCACGACAGCCCGAGGAGCGGACGGTGTTGAGGATTGGTAGGCAAGAGAAGTTTCCAAGTAATCCGCATGTATCCTCACGCCACGGCAGCGCTTTAGCTTGACCGACCACTTTCCGCCTGCATCAAGTCGACCGTGAAACGACGCGTTTTGACCTCCATTCGAACCGTCTGACCAACTAGCCGGTAATGCATAGTCAATATCGATCAAGGCTCCATGGTCTTGACGTGCCGCCAGAGGACCATCCGCATAGAAGTGAGCGTGGATCTTCATGTCGGACATGCCATTGGGCGCATACGGGTTCTGACCGCCCGGAAACGAGCCTGTCCTGCCCTGCACACGAAACGCGGTTACGCCTGCATAGATGCAGTTAGTGTCTTGGATATCTGTCGGTCCGACATCCATAAGATCAAGTGGCATCTTGGAATAGTGGGGCAGCGAAGTCAGCGCAGTGTTGAACTTCGAGTTTGTGGCATCGACATAGACCGCGTGCTGGAACCCGACGCCGGCCTCCCCTTGAATGCTGACATACTCGTTACGGTGAGCACGACTACCAGCAATAAACCTTGCGGAATGCCAACCGACTGGAGACCCAGACAGCCCATACTTGGTAACGATTGGGTCAAGGTCTGCAGTTCTTACGCCCGTTCGTTTGGATAAATACTGCATATAGATTTGCGCACCAAGCAGGACGAACATCGGGTTGATAGGATCGTCAGAGTCCTCCATTGATGTCCAACGACGTGCAACTCCCCCACCTTCGGTCCAAAAAACCGTGCCTACATTGGGGTGCACTGTGCCCGGCGTACCGGTCTTATCGCCAAGTTCATGCCAGTAGCTTTCATCGCGGACGCCGCGGAAAGTCATTGGCCGCCAAATGATCACGCTGTCAGAGATCGGGATGATCCCTTTGGGGAAAGTGAGCAAATCAGTCTCGTTCGCGTCAATCGCCGCCTGAATCTTCTCGACGGCATACTGCCCGAATAGGTCTTTCTCGGTGGCATAGAGGCGGATATCGAGTCCATCAAGTAACCCCGTCGCCGCTTCTAGCCCGGCGCCCCATGCCCTAATGCGCGCCTTCTCAGGATGGTACGGGCTCATACCGGGGCCGTCGGCCCAAATGTCGGACGCTTTGTCTACCATGATTTTCCCACGTGCAAACGCTCCGGCGAGGAGCCGGGCTGGAACATTTGATGCTCACGCATCAGGTGATGATTGTTATTATCGACGGCTGGGTGAGCGATTGAAGTCCGGAGGCATTCTCGGACGCAAACCAGTATTTGTACGTGCCTACCCCCGGTGTATTGGGGAAGGAAATGGTCTGGTTGCCGGAGGCATTGTAACGGCCGATCAGCGATGCTTGCGAAAAGGACTGCGAAGTTGTGCCTCGCTTAAACACTAGGTATCGAGTGTTATCATTGGCAGCGGTTGCGCTGATTGGAACCGTACCCACTGAGTTTGGTGCGGAGTAAGCGACAGGTGCGGCTGGTCGGACTGGGTCCGCAGTAGAAACGACCGTCTGTGTAAGGCTCCAGTTGCTGTACCTCCCATTTCCGCCAATAAAGGCGACCTCAAGCTGAAGCTCTTTGTCGGAGGGAACCACCCCGGTTGCCAGATCGATGAAGCCTCCAGATGGGGACGCATCCTCATTCTTTTGCTCAATCCACGCGCCGGGCGTTCCAGAGCCGTTCCCATCAGAAAGCCTATAGCGAACCGTTGGAGTAAGACCCTCATCTTCTGGGTCAATGATGACCACCCGTATGTAAACGCTATCCCCGCTGGCCCTGGCCTGAAGAAGGTTGATAACCGGCGTCACTATACCTGCACCATTAGGCTTTGGTGGAACAGGAGGCTGCATGCCTTCGTCTAAACCTGGGTTCCAGTTATCCAGATCGGTCGGGTGCTTCCGTACGTTCATCGTGAAGCCGCCTTTGGCGAGATCGAGGACAGAACTCGAGTTCTCTACGATCATCCCATTCAGACGTGGAAGCATCACAGGCGCTTGGATACGGTTCCAGCGGTAATAAATCGCGTTGACGCCGGCGAGCCTGAGATTGATTTCGCCATTGAGCTTTGCCCGAATACGTCTCCATTCTCTAAGCCCGAGCCGGCGCGCCTGGCGCCACTTCTGCACCCACCGCAGGTCCATATCGGTTGCGAGCACGCGGCCTAGTTCAAGCTGCGCGTCGATATCCTCGAAGGCATCAGTGTCGGCTGTGGAATACTCGGTGTCCGGATAGTTGAACTTCGGGATGAGCTTGTTCGTGTCTTCCTCCGGTAGCACGTCGTAGTGCACGTTATGACCGGCGACATCATCATCAAGGATGAAACCGCAGCGGCTTTCCCGGAATTTACCGACGGTAAAGAGGAGCGCGCCATCGCCTCGATCGCAGATCCAGCCGTCGCAAGCTGCAAGAATAGCGTTCGTAGCGGTCTTTGGCCCGTTTTCGGTCGTGTCCCATCCGCCGCACTCGTATCGTTTCTCAGTGCCACCGCCATCCAAAAGCACATCTTCATCGCATATATCGGCCTCTTCGATCCACATGTCGAGAAGCGGCAGGATGGCCTTCTGGTAATCCCGTAGGTGCCCAAACTCGTTGAAGCACTGATGCCAGCACATGATCAGGGCGCAGTTCTTCGACCAGACCCAGGCCGCTGGATTGGCCGGGTTGCTATCGATGCGATAGTCCCAGACAATCGCCCATTTCCCGACGACAGAACCCTGCGGTGCTCCGAAGGGGAATGTGTCGGTAAAATCCTTCTGCTTCGGGTTTTGCGCTACAATTGCAATACTAGCTTGGCCGTCGCCTCGGTGGTCGTTGGTCCAGACGCCGTCAGATGCAAGGGCCGCGACCAAGCGGTCATAGGGAAGTTCCGGCGTGTTCCCGAGGCGATAGTAGATCCATGCGCCGCCCTTCTGATAGCGGCCCGTTCCAGGAGCGCTCACCTTCCCAGTGACCGGGTTCGGAACCACGACATCGTCGTGAAAATAGAACCGGTCAATGCTGAAAGCCCGGTGCCCGCAGAGGGCCTGCACCATGCACAGGTTGCTGCCTTTGGCCTCCCACAGCGCATAGGCGCCGGCCAGCCTTGTCTCTCCCACCGCATAGATGCGGAACGGCAGGGACTGCATCAGCGGCGCTTTGCCGTCTTCAGGCTTTGGCGGCTTTGGCGCCATCAGTGCGTTCAGGCCGATCGTCAGCGCCGTCGTCGCGATCGCTGTCAGCACCGGCGCACCGACAGCCGCTACCCCGGCACTGAAGCCGACACCGGTCAGGATGCTGGTGAACAGCGGCGTGAAGATCGGATCACGGCATGGCAGTGGCGTCAGCGCAGTCGTGCGCCGGCCGGCAGATCGAAGCTGGCAGCCGAACTCGGTCCCGCCGAATTCCGTCAACAGATCCCTGCGGCTCATGCGATCCGCCACACTGCGCTATGGGTGAGGTTTTTGGTGGCAGACCCGCGCGCCGACATGACGGACCAAAGCTTACCGAACCGGATAGCGGGGATCCGCTTCACGGCGAGGCCTTCAAAGTCAAAGCCAGTCAGCACCTCGACAATCCCTATATCGCCGTCCTGCGGCTGTCGGATCCGCTTGAACCCACAGGCCCACAGCCGTTCTTGAACGAATGCTTCCATCCCGCCCGATGCCTCAACGATGACATTGGCTTCCTCTGCGGTGGAATAGGTGAACCGGATGCCTTCGCCAGGATCTCTGCCGGTGGAGATCGCTGCCCAATCGGCCGCATAAAGCGTGCAGTCGCAATAGTGGTAGCGGTCGGCATGAGCATGCCCTCCCCATCCCCAACGATGTGGGCCTTGATATATTCCAGCAATGTCATCGGGAACCTTAGAAGTTCGGCCATACAGCCTGTACGCCGCGCGCCAAGCGCTGCATGTTCTTGAAGAAGTCGTCGGTCGGATATTTCGCGACCTGTTGGGCATGCGACCAGACCGATAGCGTGGAGCGCGAACGGGCATTTTCTCCGCCGACAGCCGCCAACGCGAGGCGAAGCGACCGGTTCTCGCCAGTCTTCACTGCTGGGCTTGACTCGCTGAGGTGAGAGGCGACCCCCATCCAGAGCGGGATGATCTTGCTCATCGGCTGGAAGTAATCATCCAGCGTGGTGATGCCGACGTGGATAGCCTTGCCGCGCAAATCCGGCAACTGATTGATGGCCGCATTTCCTGAGGCCGGATCGACGCCGGACATGAAGAACTCGACGTTGTCAGACTTGCCATTGACCAGCACCTCGAGCGAAGGAACGCCGATCAACCGGCCGCCGCCAAGATATTCGGTGCCATCCTCGTCGATGCTGTCGATCCCGACCGGGATGTCGAAGTCGCCCAGCCAGACGTGCAGCGCCGGGTCCGAGTCCACGCGGACGAAGACACCAAGCAAGTGACTGCCGCGCATCCTTTCAACGACTTCAGCAGGAACGAAATCAGTCACTTCGCCTCCTCAAACTGAAGCGTTGGGCGAGAATGGTACCAAGCCTCATAGTCCCAGGGCAGCGTGAAGCCTTGAGGGAACTTCATCGCGCAGGTCGGACGTGCGAACTCAATGCGCGTGCCGGCCGCCGTCGCCTCACGAAGCGGTGGCGCGATCGCCAAGAGATAATCCCGAAACGACAGGCTGACGCTCTCAACGAGTTCGGTTCCTTCGGCTGTCTTTTCGCTTTCCCAGAAGCGATAGGATCGCCAGCCCTTGGACTTGTCGCCGTTCTGGTCATGGTAGATCGAAAACCAGTCGGACCATCGGAGATCACGCGAGGCGCCATAGATCCGGATGCGGATCTGGCCGGCATTCAGCGCTGCGCTCTCCAAGAGAGTTGCCCAGACCGTTGACTGCGAATAGCCGGAGGCGTCAGAAAACAGTGACCCGTCTGAGTGTGGAATGCCGCTGATGATCGGCCGGCGGCGCCCGTTGATGATCGGAAACGGGCCAATGCCGTGGTTGATGATCGGCACGTTGAACAGGCGGAATCCGCCATTGCCTCTCGCGCCCAGCCAGTTGATGACCTCGTGTCGCTCTGTATCGTCCCCCTGCAGCACGCAACGCTCATAGGTGGCGGTGATGATGCCCCCGCCGGCGAACTCGACAGAGACACCGTTGCCAGCATCGATCCCGGACCCTGGATTGTCGAAACTCGCCCGGGTCGGGCGCAGATACATGATCGGCACCATCGGCAGATTGAGATATCGCGCCATCGTCAGTTCTTCTGGCTCGCATAGCGCCGGTTCATGAGCCCGACACCGCCGCGGCGCTGCTGCTCATTGAACGATGCAAAGGAGGCTTGGTCGTTCTGAGCTGACCGGTCATTGGCGATACTGTCCACTTTGGCTTGCCAGTTGCCGTCCTGGTCGACGAAGACGCGGACGCCAGCAATGCCGCCAGCCTCGCCGCCACCGCCCCGCATTATCTGTGCGCTCCTGTGGTTGGAGAAGACTTGGCTTCCCTGAGGAAGGTTGACCAGCTCCGGCCCGCGCTCGCCTACGATCGCCATGCCACCTGGCGCATAGTTGGTGCCGTCGGCAAACATGCCGGTGAGGCCTTTGTACTTTGACAGGTCAGGGCCACCTCCGAACAAGCCGCCGAGCCAGCCGAACAGACCACCACCGCTACTGCCACCGGTGGGAGCCGAAGGAGCCGCTGGGAAGAAGCTTGTTGATAGTGCTTGGCCCGCTTTTCCAAGCCCACCGGCCATGGTGTCGAGGCCTTTGGTTGCTGCGCCAGCCGAGGATGCCAGCTTATCGACTGCTTCGGCCGCTGAGCCGGCGCCACCGGCACCTATGCCTTCGAAGTTGCTGATGCCAGCCTTCTTGGCGCCATACCATGCGCCCCATCCATTCTTTGCGGCGTGATCGAGCGCGAAATCCACGCCGGCGGGACCGCTGGCTGCATTTGCCGGGTCCATGCCAGTCTTGCGCATAAACTCATTACCGAGCCCGCCGCCCTTGTAGAGTTGGAAGGGACCGAAGACGGCTCGCGGACGCCATTCTTGACGTAGTTCGACTGCAGGTTCCAGCTGTTGAGCCCGCCTTCGGACTTCGCAACGGCAAGAGCGATATTTGGATCAATGCCGCGTGCAGCCGCGGCCTTCGAGATGTAGGAGGCGATGTCTGAAGAACCGACATCAGGGATAGACGCACGAGTGACAGACCCGACAGCAGCTAGACCGGTGAAGCCGCCGGCCGTGTTATTGTTGGCAGCTGTCCTCCCGAGAGCTGCCGCAGCGACAGACCCGCTTGAACCGGACGCACCTGTCAGCCAATCCGCCGCACTGGTGGCCAGTCTATCGAAGATGGTGTCGAACGCCTTTTCCGAAGCCTTCTGCAGCCCATTCTTGATCGAGGTCATGACAGCTTTGCCGATGTCGCCCCCGTTCGCCCATGCTTCCTGCTCAATGCCGGTGAAAAGTCCCTTGAATACGTCTTTCCGCTCCTGCCAGTCCATCTGCGACCCGATGCGGCCGGCATTCGCCCCACCGAGATCTTCAGGAAGACCATACTGGCGCAACGCGCTGCTGATCTGCCTATCGCGTGGTGACAGCCGAGCATCACCGGCCTGCTGGCCCATGTCGAAGTTGAAGCGGCTCTGGTTGTATTGGTCGGTCAGCTGACCAAGAGCGGTCGCACGTTCTTTGATTAGGTCCAGCTCTTTCTGGTCAACATCAATGCCCTGCCGCGCCGCATCGAGCCGAAGCTGTGACGTCAGCTCGTATTCTTTCCGGAGCGAGACAGCGGCGCCACCGGTCTTGCCAATGAAGTCGATCTCGGACTGCTGGTCAGCAAGGATCTTGTCGAGGTTCGCCGCCCGATCGCGCTGGGCATCGGAAAGCTGACGTTCCGCCTGGGCAAGAGCAAGAGCGCCGGCTTGTTCTATGCGAGTTCGGCGCTGGGTGCCTGTTTCGTCGTTGTTGTACTGCGCAGACGCCTGCGCACGAGCAGCAGCGGCCCGTTCCTGAGGCGAGCGTGCGTTGATGCCTTGGAGCTGGGCATCGAAGCCCTGACGCTGTCTGTTGGCGGCAACCCGCTGCTGCGACTCCCACAGGGCAAGCTTTCCCATGTCGGCCTGGTTGCTTGGCCCTTGTGAGAGTAGAACATTGCCCGGGCCGCGATCATTGAATAGTGCTCGCTGAGCGCGTTCCATGTCCTCAAGAGCCTGCGTACCCAAACGATACTGATCAACCAGTTTCGCAAGTTCGTCAGCCCGCGCCGAAAATTTCGGATCGATGGCAGCCGTCTTTTCAAGGCTTTCATAAAAAGCGTCGAAGTCTGGCTTCCCTTCGCGAGCCGTCTTCTGCAAGCGAACAATGGCGTCTTGGAACATGCCATCGACAGTAGTGGTGCCGAATGGGTTCAGCGTTGTGCTGAGAAATCCCGGCATCGCCTGATCGAACACCGCCTTACCAGCGGTCTTGGTTTCGCGGCGAAGAGCACGAGTGTCTGACCCGGCTTCGAACTGCAGGATTTTTGCGCTTTCAGAGGTGTATCCCTTCGCAGCGGTGACGAGTGCGCCGTACCGATCCTCCAGCCTCTTCATCACGCCATCGTGGCGCTCCATGGCTTCTTCAAGCTTCTTCGTGTCGTCGCTGGCCGTGACGAGGCTGACACCATACTGGATTGCAGCAGCCGCAACGCCGGTGAGACCGATGGCAGCGAGAGACATCGGGCTGACAAGGGCGCCAAGGCCTGCCGCAAGACTGGTCATTGCCTGCTTCGTCGACTGTCCGGCGAACGCCTGCGCCAACTGCGGGCCCTGCTGAATGGCGACGGTCGCGGGGTTCATGAAGGCGGCAGTGGTGCCGATATCGAAGAACTGAGCCGCGATGTTTCCGACACTGCCTTGGTTCCCGTTGTTGTTCGCTGGCGACGGGCGTCCACCGGGAACGGCAGGAGGAGCGGCGCGAAGCTTTTGCAGCTCAGCATTCAGCCGAGCTATGGCCTCACGCTGCTTCTCGATCGCAGACAGCGACGTCGTCAGGCTCGCGTCTCCTTTGCGCTGCGCAGCAGTGACAGCGTTCAGCGAAGCCTCCAGCTGCTTATATGCGGTGCTGGCCTCAATGGCTGACCGATCGAGGACGGTGTTCGCCTTTGCCGCCCTGGTGGCGGCCGAAGCCATTGCGTCAAGCCGCTTGTCGATCGAGGTCGTGATGCCTTCGAGGCGACCGAGCGAGCCGACGATCTTCTCCAGCGCCGGGTTCAGGTCGGCAAAGCCCCTCGACATGCGCGTTCCGGCCGCGCCGGTGCGCTGTGCTGCCTGCTCTGCCTTGGCGGCAGATGAGGTCAGGCGATCGAGATCCGTTGCGGCTTCTGCCGCCTGACTGGAATCAATCGCAAAACCAAGCTGAGCTACGGTCAAGGGCTTTACCTTCGAAGATGCAGGTGATTAACCTCCCGCCCGATCAGCGGAGGCATGCATGAAAGTTCTATTGGCCGCCCTTTTGGGCATGTTGGTCGCTCTGCCGTCTGAGGCTCAGCAGATTATGGACGAAACCGGAGGCGCTGCTGGGGACATCTTCGCCAAGCAGATGGCTGATGCGCTGATAGGGAAAGCCAACGACCCTTATTCGGCACAGTTCGCTCGAATAAAGATTCAGGGCGATGACGTCTGCGGCTTGGTCAACCTGAAGAACCAGAATGGAGGCTATACCGGCTTCCAACCCTTCCTCTTCTCGCAAGGCCAAATGTTCCTGAACCAGACGACCCCTTGCCGCTAACGGATTTTGGTCGGGAATAACGCATCGAAGAGCCGGGTCGTGAGCTTTCGCTCCGAAACCTTCTGCTCCGGCTCTTTCTCTTTCGCTGTCTTCTCGAAATAAAGCTGCAGCCGCATGGCATCCATGGAGATGATAGCGTCTACGTGCCAGGGCATGAGCGCGACCCGTCGGAGCCGCGACCATGCAAGAATGTCGGAATAAGAGAGAGGGTTGATCCCGTAGCCGGTCCCTGCCCTCGCCCGGTCCATCTCCCAGAACCATTGCCAAACATGCTGCGCGGCAACCGAGAGGCGAACCTTCTTGTCAGAGTGCCGATCACGAACAGCTTTTCGAAGCCGGATGATCAGCTTTTGATAAAAGACCCGCGGCGGTCAGCCTTGAACCGGACCTGATTTTCGATGATCGGATACTTGGTGAAGAGCCGAATGGCATTCTCTTCCGAGAACTCGAGCTTTTCGCCGTCAACCTGAGGAGGCTTGTTCCAGCCTTTGGTGACCTTAGCCAGATACGAGATCTGCCGGCGGCGCTGTGCTTCCGGGCTGTCGAGGTCGAGGTTGCCTTCCTTGGCCGCCTCGCGCTCCATTTCCGCCTGAAGATCGCGGGAGGCCTTCTGTGCGCGGGAACTGTCGGGACCATAGACATCGATGATCAGGCCAGTGGGCTTGTTCGTCGGGCCCATGATTTCGACAGGGATGCCCTCCTCCTGGAGGAAAAGGTTCTCGTCCAGGAGGGAAAGGTCGATGAAGTCGCGTTCCGTGTCCATCAAGCACCCGTCGAAGCGGCCACCGTCTGGATGGCGGAGTTGATTTCAAGGGTTCCGGTGAGCAGACGAGCCGTGTTGGCACCGCCGCCCTGCTCCTGCGACGACATGACGATCGCGTAGAAGTATTTCGTGGTGCCGGTCGGGTCTGGGCCGGTCGGCGGTGCATCGTCGAAGACGATCCGGAACTTGAAGTTGAACGGCGAATTTTCGGCCGCGATCAGGGCGATCTGCCCGAGGTCTTCCGGCAGAACGATGAAGTTGTTCTGCATCGATCCGGCATTGCGGGTGCCCTTCGCCTTGAGATCGCGGGCATTCGAGATGATGGATTCGGTGATCAGCGTGGCGCTGTCACCAATGGCCCCCATCGTCTGCCAGCCCTTGATTTCGACCCAGCTATTTGCGCCGCTTTCGGGCACGCTGGTGAATTCAGTCAGGGTGAGGTCGGCATCGTCAGGCACGGTGGTGCTGGCCGGGCCGATATAGATCTTGGCGCCGGCGACCGGGTAAAGCTGAGCCATGGCTCAATCCTTTCAGGGCTGTTGAGGGAATGACCGCCACCGGATGGTGACGGGTACGGTATGATGGGTGTCGCCGGTGACGAGCACGCCAATCTCTGGATCTTCATCGATCCGCACTTGCACCGTGTCTCGGTACTTCTTCGTCCCGCGGCGGAAGGCGTCTCTCAGCGTGCCCGCGAGGTTGTAGGCATCGACGATGGCAGAGGCTTTCGGCCACATGACATTCGCACGCATGAACCCTTGGCGGATCGGGTCCATCTCAAGCGATAGGTCAGTCTCGATCGAGCGGTTGAAGTGGATTTCGATGCTGACGAATTTGCTCTGCGCGGTCGGGGTGAAGACGACGCCAGGATCTGCACGCTGCACGCCGGCCGGCAAGGTCACGGCTTGAGCGGCAACCAGAAGCGCCTGGTAGATTTTCTTTTCAACCGTGTCGGCCATCTGCTATCCGTCTCTCCATGGCCGATAGACCGCTCAGCGATACCGAGGTGCACGACCTGCTTCACGCGGCCATGTCACTGATGCTGAACAAAACTGTGATGACGCCTGAAGGCCAGTCTGTGTTGGGCGCTGCGATCCGGAACCTTGAAGTCCTTCAGAACGCACTGGTCATCATGTCTAAGACTGAGGAGCAGCTTCGAAACGAGTTTGAACCTTAGCCTCAGCAGCCTGGACTATTTGTGGCCAACGCTGGCTGACTGCGGCGATAAAACCCATTCCAGCTTGGTTATAGACGCGGCCTAGACTGTCTTCCCCGACAAATCCGAATTCTAATCGTGCCGCGTAACTTGCCTGTGCCCCGATGAAAATCGTTGAGCCGAGTTCAGCTCCTGCGATGATCAATTCCGACGCCCCCCCGAGATCCGGAAACTCTTCCTTGCCTTGCTTGATCGATGGCATTTCAGCCGTAGAAGCCAGGAAAGACCGCCTCAAATTCCCGGTTTTTACAGGCATTCTGCCGCCGGCGGCTACTGGCGTGCGAACCTCGTTGAATACTGTCTGAGCAGCGTCTTGAAACACTGCTTCAAGGGCGCCTTCGGTCTGCTGCGCCCACTCGCTGATCTGTGCGGCAAAGCTCATCAGCGACCCCGTGAGCGGGCAAATGCTTCAGCGAAGTTGAAGTTATATTCCACATCGCACCGGCAGTTGATGATCTCGCCAGCGCCAGCGCCCATGCTGATGTCGCCTGGAAACCGCATCATTGCGCCCGACGGCGACATGAACGGCGCATCCATGCCCGTCACCTCTGTTGCATTCAGCGCCATGTGGGTGTGGCGGACCTTCCTGTCTTCTGCCGATCGCCATTTGCGGGTGACGAGGCTGGCATCACGGCCGGCAGCGTCGAGACCCTGTTGATAGGCCTCATGCTTGGCGGCCATGACAGAGGTCAGCGTTTCAGTCCTGGCGACCGTCTCGCCGCGAAGCTTCAGGTCTTTAGCTCGAGGTATTTCGCCATGAGCTTCGGATCACCGGACAGCAGATTGATCCGTGTCCGGTTCATCAGTTCGGATTGCGGCCCGTTGAGACCCAGAACTCCGCCTTCCCGCTTGCCGGTGATCGCGCTCTTCCGGCCGACGAGATCGAGAGCAATGCTGTTCGGCCCCTGACCTTGCGAGTAGCCGGCGACGATGGTCTGCCGTGCGGCTTCTCTTGTCGTTTCCGTCTCGCGGGTGATCAGCGCCGATGAGAGGTCTCGGATCTTGGCCTCTGCGCCCTGGTTACTGACGTCCCAGCGCCAGACGACGCGCGCACCGAGGAAGTCCGCCAGCTTGGGCATGGCCTTTGTGACAAGAGAGCCGCCGGCATTGAATGCCTGACGCACTGCCTCGCCAAGGCGGCTGAATGCACTCTGCTGGATATGAAGCGCCTCAATGGCGCCCTCGATGTCGCGAGCCTCCAAGCGTGCGACGACCTCTTTCAGCACCACCTCAGACTTGATGTCGTCTATGGCCTCAAGGAAGGCTCGTTCCAGGTCAGGCGCGAGCGTATCTATGAGCTCAAGGATCTGCTGGCGGAGGGTGGCCATTATTCGGGCTTGCCGGCCTTCTCGACGACCTTGGCAGCGGTCTGATTGGCCGGCTCGACGAGGCCTATGGCTACCAGTGCCTTTGCCTGGGCCTCGCTCAGCTCGTAGGTCTCCCCGACCTTGTTCTTGCCATGCTTCATCAGGGTTTTGACTTTGACGGTGGTCATGGTTCTTTCCTTTCATCGAAATAAGCGTTGACCTTGTCGCGCAAGACGCGCTTTTCCTGCGGCTCAGTGAAAGGGAACGCTATGCCGATCGTGCGGCACATCTCCTCCATCAAAGCATAACGTGGCTCGTAGGGGCCGCTATTGATCTGGCCGGGCACATCCCATTCGCGTAGCTCGTGAAGCCATTCTTCGCGCTGGGTCATGATGCTTTCCTTTCTCCATGGAAAAGGCCCGCCGAAGCGAGCCTTTCAAGATATCAATGATGTTCCGCGTTAGTGCGGGATCGGGCCATCGATCCATTCCTCCGCATCGCGGATCTTGTGCTGGATCGTGCCGTGGTTGTTGTCGGTGCGGGTCACGTAGTCGGAGCCCCAGATCTCGATTTCGACCCACTCAGGGGGAAGGTCGGACCTAAGCACCTCGCCGGTGATCCTGCCTTCATCGTCTACCGTGATGACCGACCCACCACCATCAATAGTGCGTGCATCAATGGTTCGCATCCTGATCTCCTCTGCTCGCGACGATAGCACCGATCGAGTTCAGCCAGCAATGCGCCCCTGCGCACTGAAAACCACCGGCGTGACACCATCTGGTTTCGTGGGATCCATGTTCACGATGAGGTACGTCTTGCCACCGGCAGAGACGAGCATGCCGACCTGAGGCTCAACAGCGAGGCCAATGGCGCTGATGTAGAGTTGGACGTCGCCAGCCAGGATAGTGCTGCCGTTAACATAGCGCTGGTCGTATCCCATGATGACGACGCTGCAGTCATGCTCCACCGGTACCGGATCGCCACCCTCGACCTGATCCGGCGTACTCATGGTCATGATCTTGCCAGGGTTGCCGAACTCTCCAATAAGCTCTTCGGCAACTGCTTGCATCTCGGCATAGTCGAACGTTGACATCAGAAGCGCGCCAATGTGGCTACCGATGTGGAGCCTCGAGGAGCTACCAGCAAACCGGCAAGAATGCCGTCAATCACACTGAACACGGGCTTGAGAGCCGCGGCATTCGCCTCCTGGTATTCGACCTCTTTTTCGATCTGCCCAATCTTTTTCCGTTCGGACTTAACGGGTGCGGTTCCGTCCAAATCTGGCGCGAGGGAACCGGGCTTAACCAGCTCGCGTAGAGCCGCTTCATAAGCAGCTTCCTCTATCTCAGCGGGTACGTCGTCGTCTTCGATCTTCTCCCCTGAGCCGTCAATGGCATCGGTGCGCGGCCATTCTCGCTCCTGGCTGCGGCCGCCAGTCTTCCTGCCACTGAAGCGTGTGCGGTAGGTGCTGTCGATCCAGACCGAAGCCCGAACCAACGCCGCCAGCTTACCGTCTTCATCACCGGTCATTTCCCACGCCGCGTTGCCCCGCGCTTGGTGATAGGCAAGAGCATCGGGAAGCGTGCCATAATTTACCGCCATAGTTTCCCCTTCCCTTGCGACGAGGTGTAAGCGTCGATCAGCTGTTCGGTGATGTGCTGGATACCGTAAGCCTCCATCTCGATGCCTGGGCGATCCTCGCCAATGTGCCGGCATAGGAATTGCCAGACGTGAACAGCCTCATGAACGATGGTGGAGATGACCTCAATGGCGTCCCGCTCGCTGCCTTCGCTGACGATGACGTAGACCCTGCCTTCTCCGGTGTGGGTGTCTTCGATCCACTGAGTGTGACCACCAGTATGTGGCTTGCCCGGCCATTCATGATGGAGCTTCATGCTCTTCATCTCTCGCCGCCAGGCTTTAGCACTTGGGACGAAGCCGATCGCGACTGGTTGCCAGCCGCGATCGATCCATATTGTACGGTTCTTGCTCAACCGCGGCGCTTCAGTTCAGCCTCGATCGCAGCATTGGCTTCTTCACCGTTGCTGATCGGGTCGACGCTGACCTTGGAAGCGAGCGAGCGCCGTTCCTGCCAGGACAGGTCGCGCCAATTCTCGGGGATGGTGACGACATCGCCGGCATTGGTAGAGCCGGAGCCACGTTCACCACCCACAGGCTGATCGCCAACGATCTTCTGGGCGCCGGGAGCGATAACCTCGCCGGCTTGGCCGATGGTTTGAGCGGGCTTGCCGGTTGAGGCGTCGGTATTGCTGGCCTTGATGCCAATGCCACCGACGGCCGCGACCTGAGCATTGGCGGCGAAGTTGCCTTCGCTGTCCGCCAGAAACTGAGCCGTGCCTTCTGGATCGGGCTGGGCTGGTTCCAGATTGGCTAGCGCCGTGGACGACTGCAAAGCAGCTTTCTCAGCCTGCTCCGCCATCTTGTCGAAGGCAGATGCCAAACGGTCCATAGCAGTGCCGCCGGCGCGGTTGGCGCGGGAACGGAGGATCTGTGCGCGGCTCTCGTCACGACGTGCGATAGCCTCCGCCAGTAGTGGATCATTCTCATGATCGGTCATGATATTTCTCCAGATTGAGGATGAGACGGACAGGGGCCGCAGCCCCTACCCTCAGCCGTTGGTGACGACGGCGACCATGCGGACGAGCTTCGGATCGTAGACCCGCGTCCAGTTGGTCCCGGTAGCGAGTTCCGTATCGGTGACGCCGGATGCCGAAGCCGGGGTGCCACTGAAGGAAACCCCGCGTGGGTGCATGACCCAGTGACGGCGATACCATACGGTCTCGACGCCCTCACCGTTGCCCGCTGAAGGTGCGCTGTCCAGCTCGACAGGCTTCTTCGGGCCGCCCTCACCGGTTGCCTCGGCATAGCCGATGGCACCATTTCCGAAGAGGTAGGACGTGTACTTGAAGCCAGAGGTAGTGCCGGCCTCACGTGGGCACTGGTCGGAGACGTAGACGACCTTGTCATCCCACATGTCGAAGTCGAGGCCTGTTGCCGGATCCTTGAACTTCTCGATCGCACGAGCAGCACGCAGGTTGTAGAACACCCGCGAATGCATGAGGACGGCCGAGAGCGTCTGGCCGTATTCGCCGAGCAGCGCATAGGCATTGGCGGCGATCTCGGCATCCAGATTGACAGGCGTGGTTGCACCGGCCTCGGATGCCACGTTCAGGACGTTGCCGGCCATGCTCGCGGCTGCGAACACGCCCTTCATCTGCTGGCCCATGATGCGCTGTTCTTCACGCACCCAATACTCAGCAATGAGCTGGGCGACGGCATCGAGCGGATCTTCGGCAAGCATGGAGGCAACGAGATTGGCTGACTGCCAGCCGTTGTTGCGGCGGATCTTGCGGGCCATGTCCTGGCCCTGGGTCATCTTGTTCGGCGTGGCGTTCTGGGCCGGGTCATCCGTCGAGACGTTTGAATTGCCGGTCAGGTCGTTCCAGAAAGGCATCTGGACGAGGTCGCCAGGGCCATTGGCGAATCGCTGAAGCTCAGCGTCAACGGAGACGATCGGGGAGTTGCGGATGCGCGAAAGCTGCGCGATGCGCTGGATCGTGGTCGGGAGAAAGAGCGGGCCATAGATGACGTCGCTCAGGCGGGTCGTTGCCATTGCAAGGCTCCTGTTAATTGGAGGATGTGGGGTGATGTCGTCTCGGCCACCCCACTGGGCATGACCTCGTCATTGATTGGCGCCACTGGCGCCGGGGATTACCAGTACGGCTTGATGCCGACTGCCTCGGCCATCTGCCGGGCCTTGGCGTCATTCTGGACGATCAGCTCTTGCTGCTTGGTCCGGTTCGGGTTCTTCGGGTCGAAAGGATTGTCGGTGAAGCGCTTGCCGTCACCGCCCTTGGCGTCACCACCGGTGGCCTTGGCTATGAACGGCTTGCCTTCGTCGAGACTTGCCCAGCTGCGCACATAGTCCGTCAGCGGCGTGCGGTCATTGACGCCATCATCAGCAAAGACCTGGATTGCATCATCGTCTTCGACGAGCTTGATCTGGCCCTTTTCCTTGAGGAGAGCCTTCGCGGCCGGCAGAAAGCCCTTGTCAATACCAGCGTCGAGCAGAGCCTTCGTGAGGCCGTCGTCAACCATGACGCGGCGCAGCGTACCATCGAACTTGTTGGCGCGTGCTTCCAGCTTCTCGCGATCCTTGGCAAACTTCGCCTCAAGCTGCGTCTTCTGGGCGGCAAGGCGCTCCTCGATCTTCGGCGGCTCCTTGCCTTCTGCCTGAGTCCGGAGGGTTTCGAACGCCTCGGCGTCGAAGTCTTCCGGCAAACCTTCGAGCCGGGTTTCGGCGGCAGTGAGCTTTTCACTGAGGGTGCGCTTCTCGCCGCGGACGCGGTCAAGCGCGGACTTCAATGCTGCGGCGCCGGGGTGCCTTTCAATGCCCTCGACGACCAGGACGAACTTGCCGTCCTTCTCTTCGTAGAGCGAACAATACTGCTCCTCGACACTGTCGAGGCTGTCGATGATTGCTTTAAGGGCCACTGGCCATCTCCTTGTAAGGCCCGGTCACTGCCGGACATGAAAAAGCCGCCGTGAGGCGGCGGAAGGTATTTCCGGCAAGGGACGATTCCGGAGGCGAACATCGAGACCGACATCTACTCACTCATCGTCATGGGCGCGGTTGCGCTGGTCGCGCTCTGGCTCGTGTTTTTCGCTGTTCGAAAGCTGATCGGAGTAGCGCTCGTGGCCGCTTTGGTCATTGGCGCTTGGATGGTCTGGAACAATCCGGCACTTCTTCAGGAGGCATTCTATGCGATTTCAGACTTCCTCTCGGACTATGTCTGAGGCAAGTTAAGAGCCGCATCGCTCTCTTCTTCGCTGCCATACCGCTCACCATCAATTAGCTTCCATTCGGCCTCGTGATCACGCTCGGCGCTGGCTATCTCGCCTCGCTGAAGGTTTTCGTAAAGCGTCTCGTAGGCAATAGCGCCGTTCTGCCAGAGCGAAACGAGCGAAGCGGCCTGTTCCGGCGTCAGCGTTGCATCGACGAACGACAGGTTCGGCTTCACTGTCACCGCATCGGGACTTTGCCCGATCATGATGGCAATGTGCCGGAGCGCCTTCTCCAGCCCCTGCGCGCTGGCGAGAGCAATGGAGGTCAGCGTGGCCGTTTCTGCTGCGAACCTAATCCGCAGAGCGTCCCCGCTTTCAGCTGATTTACTCTCCGAGCTGTTGAACAACCTAGCACCCGATTGGGCTGCGTTCTGCCGCTCGTCCTGGATGGCAACGCGATGGGCAGCAATGCCAGTGCCGGCTGGACCGACATACTTCACATCCGGCGTGCCGGCATTGTCCCCCTGCTTGATCGCAATCACCGCACCGGCGCCAACTGCGGACGGTGGATCACCGTTGATGACGACCAGCGTCTCCTGCCCCGTCATGAATAGCTGCCAGCGATAGTCGGCGGAGAGCTGATAGAGGGCGACGGCCGATCGCGCCACGCCAAGCAGAGGCGGCAATTCCGGGTGCAGTGAAAGGTCCCGGGCGCCCATCACCACCAATGGGATCTCCGTCAGTTTTGCATTGCCCCTGCCGGATGGAAGCACCTCATCGCCGGCCGTCATTGCTGTGCCGGTAAAGGTCTGGACCGTATAGCTGCCCTCCTTCATCTCCAGCACGCGGAAGCGCTGTTCCTGCTCCCAACGAAAACCCTCGCGCTTTAAGCCGCTCTCATCCAAGACGAACAGCGAGCGATCATCCGACCAATTGATCAAGGCTTCGGCTGCATAACCGGCCAGCCACGGGAGATCTGATCCTTGTGCTGCTGCATCAGCGAGCAGGGCATAGCGGCCAGTCGTAAGCAGCTCTGCCGTGATCCGTCGATGCAGTGCCTCAAGCGGAAGGCCGTCCTTTGTCGCCTTCTCCCAAAGAGGCTGCATCGCCTCTGGCATCTCGATCTGCGCCTCGGTCCGATGGATCACACCTACCATGCCGTGAATGGTTGGATTGACGATTTCAGGGAACTGGGCACGCTTCTGATAAGCGTCGTAGAGTGCTCTTCCTCCATCAGCCTGTGCGGAAAATCCCGAAGGTTGCGGCAGGTAAGTTGCGCCGGCAGTTTTCACCTCATTTTCGCCGCGGGCAGTGTCGCGCATCAACGTCCACTCAGGGAAGCGCTCGATGTAAGCCGGGTGTTTCGTATCGACGGCATTTGTCATCAGGTTCACAACCTCAGTGTAGCCGGAACCAAGGCGGCCGGTGCTTGTTGCTCCTGCAGAACAGGGAGTCTTACGATGACAGGCAATATTGAGCTAAACGAGAACGAGACTGAGCCACGTCCAGGTGACGAAACGGAGCCTGGATCAAAGCAATCGGCGGAAGGCATCTGCCCCGATTGCGGCGGCTCTGGAAAGGTTGATGGTAAGGCATGCTCTAGTTGCGATGGTAGCGGGATTGTCACCGTCATCGTCGGCGATGCTTGAGGCGATCAGTAAAGTCCTGTCACCGTCGTTGTAGTCGTTACGGGTGGTGAGGAGATCAATGCATTGAACGCCCTGCTCGTGCTGTCCGCGTCGTCATCGTGAGCTGCCTCCGGAAAGCTCTCCAAAGACGTGAACCAATCTTCGTTCCAGCGGCCGCGAATAACGAAAACGTTCCCCGCCTCCGCCTGAGCAGAAAAGCCGCTAAATCTTGTGATCTTGTCGCCGCTCTCTGGCGATGAGCGAACGCTGAAACCTGCCAGCATCTTCGTCAGGGTCGCCACCTGACTCTTTCCTGCCTGCCCCGGATCCTGAGGCAGCGACACAGCGACCTGTCGTCCATCACCATCTGCCGTATTC